CTTGTTCAATTAAATATTCGTGTGATACTTGGGCGAATCTACGTCTTTCATCAGTATCAAGATAAATATAATCTATCCAAACTTTTGGCGAACGGGTAAAACCAATACTGGACCCATATGTAATTTTAAAATTTACTTCATGATATTGTAAAGCAATTAATGGTAATGCTAAACCTACATTTCTACAAAACCAAAAATTTAATGGGTAGTAAAAAGTATTACTCGTATCTGCGCCAGAAAAACCAATAAAAGTATTCCTTAAACCATCAACTTTTGATTCAGATGTAGTTAAATTCCACCATACTGCATTCCAATCACATGTTTGTCTATCAATTAATTGACCACCAATTTCACAATCAACTCTTTTAATATAATCATAAATCATACCATCTGTACAACCAGAATTACTATCCTCTATCCACACTTTATGAATTAAATCACCATTTCTAGAAACTGTACAAGTTTGTGTAGAACTTGCCACAGCAGACCCTGCTAATGTTTGTTGGATACATTCCATTGAAAAGTTTGTATGTCTACGATAAACAACTTTGAAAAAAGTAATTTGTGGATTACCGGTAAGATAAATATCTTGAGCACCATAAGCAACTAATTGCATTAATCCTCCACCCATAATTATATTATATGTTAGAAAAAAAATATATTTTAAACTTTATTATACTATAATTTTTCCATTAAAGATTTTAATTCATCTAACCATATTTGTTCTATAGTTTTACCATTTAATACATCATATTCATTTTGCAAACCATCTATTTCATCTTTTAATTCATCTATTTTTTCTATACTTAAATGATATAATGGAATTTGAATCAAATAATTATAACCAGTTTTACATTTTTCTATAGTATATTTCATATCTAAACATTTATCAATATTTAATGGATATTCTAAAACTTTTAATCTTTCTATGATATCATTCTTTTTTTGCTTAAACACAACAATTTTATCATCGATTACATCTGTAATAAATCTCATTTTAGATTTGTTGTATTCTAATTTGTATTTTAATACATTTAATTGATATTGTTTTCTCCTAACATATAAACCATATCTTGTATGATAATATTCATCAAATACATCATATATATTTTTATATCTTTTGATTGTTCCATTACTATCATATAAATGAATATTTTTTAATGATAGTGTCGAACTCAATTTAAATAAATCTTCAATCGTATCTGTATGTCTTTCAACATTACATTTAATATTTAATAATACTTCAGGTTCAACTCTAACTTCAAATCTTACAGTATTGTCTGTCGAATGATCAACATAATCTAAAATGTAAAATTTTTGTTTTTTATTTTTATCATATATTAATCCTTCTAAAAATTCTTTATAGTTTTGTGTCCATTTACCAATTGGTAATTCTGTAATTACTAGTACATTTTTACTGAGTATATTATATTTACCTTTTGTAACATACATATTATCATTCATACGTTTAATAGTTCCTTGAAAACCTTTATACCAAGGATGAATAGATTTGTATGGTTTTTTATTACATTTATTCATAATATTTGTTATTACATCAATAGGATTGTATTGTGGAATAGTTGAACTAAATCCAGTTCCAATACCTTTCATACCATTAATTAATACCATTGGAATGATAGGAACATAATATTCTGGTTCAACTAAAATACCATCATCATCATTATATGTTAATAAATCAAAATCACTGCTAGGAAAGATCAAATCAACAATAGGATTTAATTCAGTATGAATATACCTTGGACTTGCTGAATCATGGCCTCCCATAATTCTTGTTCCAAATTGTCCATTTGGTTGTAATAAATTAATATTATTACTACCAACAAAATTTTGTGCTAATCCAATGATAGTAGATTGTAATGATGCTTCACCGTGATGATATGCAGCATTTTCACTAACATATCCAGCAAGTTGTGCTACCCTTATTTCTGAATATAATTTTCTTTTAAAAGCACAATATAAAATTTTACGTTGACTTGGTTTTAATCCATCACAAATTGAACCAATTGATCTACATGTATCACTATTTGAAAAATGTATTAATTCATTATCTACAAATTTTTCTATAGGTATGGTTTCATCTTTACCATCTATAATATTAGATTTATTGTATCCATATAACCATTCTTTACGTTTATCACTCAAATCTTTCTTAAATGCTAAATTCATACTATCTTCACTATTTTCTGTCCAAGTATAATCATTCATTTTCATATTTTTAAAATATTCTCTTGATTCTACTGCTGTACTTGTTCCTAATCCCTTGTAATATTTTGTTTGCCATTTTTTAATATCACTTGTATTAGACTTCCAATCTTCATAATCTGTTAAATTATAAAATGATTGTATATTTTTACCTTTACTAACTTTAACAATTGGTGTCAACATAGAAACTACATAACCAGATTTTAATAATGATGGCCATAATGTATGAAACACATTTAATACTAATCCTTTAATATGTGAACCATCATGATCCTGATCTGCTAATATCATAACTTTACCATATCTTAAACTTTTTGTATTTTTATACTCTTTACCTTGAACTAATCCTAAAATTTTAATAAGATTTGTTATTTCCATATTATCCATAATTTGCTTTTGTGAAGCATCTTTTACATTTAATACTTTACCCTTTAATGGAAATACACCATAATTATCTCTACCAATAACACTTAATCCACTAATTGCCATTGTTTTTGCTGAATCTCCTTCAGTTAATATAAGTGTACATTCATCACTTTTTTTTGTTCCAGCATTATTTGCATCATCTAATTTTGGAATATTTCTTAAACGATTTACTTTTTGTCCATTATTTTTCTTTGCTTCTTTATTCAACTTGAAATCAGCAAATGATAATACTTTATCTACAATATCTAAATTTTCTACAATTTTTTTAATAAATTTATTATCTATTTCTGGTTTACTACCAAATTTACTCATTGGTGTAATTAATCGTTCTTTACTTTGACTATCAAATGATGGATCTTCAATTATACTATTCACAAATATCTTCAAATAATTTCGGATATAATTTTCTGGTATTTCTTTTTTATGTTTACGTTTAATATGTTCACATAATTTACTAGTTATCATTTTAACAATCATATCAACATGTTTACCACCTTTTTGTGTATAAATACCATTTACAAATGAATATTGTTCAAACTTATCAGTTTTACTAGTAGTTACACCAATTTCCCATCTAGGATGGATATTTTCACAAACAATATTATTATCTCCAGTATATAATTCTATATATTTACTAAATGTTTTTGTTTTTAACTTTTCCCCATTATAATATAAATTTAAATTTTTATCAGTTGTTCCACTTATATCATAAATTCTACGAATCATCATATTTATCATATCATCAGTATATTTTTGTATACCAAATTTTTCAAAATCTGCAATCCATGAAATTTTTGTATATGGTTTACCTTTTACTTTTGTAATTTTTGGTTTACATTTTATACTCATATTATCTTTGAATTCTTGAACATATTTTAAACCTCTAGTGTGGTCAACAGTTTCAACTTGAAACCATTTTGAAAACAGATTTACAAGTTTAGCACCAAAACCATTTTTACCACCAGTTGTTTTTCCTTTTTTATTATAATTTTTTGATGTTAATAATTCGCCTAATATTAATCCTGGTATCCATATTGGTTTATTTTTTTCGTCCCGTTCAGTTGGATGTTCTGCTACATCAATACCATTACCATCATTGTATATTGTCCACATTTGGTTTTCTGGATCAAAAATTATCTTGATATTAGATACCTTAATAATATTTTTGTCTTTGGATTCATCTAATCTTACTTTTTGATCTCTAGCATTTACAAGAATTTCATCATATAATTTTAATATTGCTGGAATATATTGTATATTTTCTACTACAATATTACCATCTTTAAAAACCGGAAGAGTGTCATCAATCATATCTGTTCCACCAACATATGTATCTGGTTCATCTAAGATTTGTTGACTTAATGTTTTTTTCTTATACTCTTCCAGTGACATATTAACGATATATATTATACTCAATTATTGTTTATATATTTTATTTTTCAAATTTATTTGTTAAACCAAATTTATTACATATATTTTTTTAAACATTCAAAATTTTCAAACTTATCATTCATAGAACATTTATTGCCATTATTTTCAATTTTTTTATTACAATATTCTATAAGTTTAGGACACATATTTTCACTTTTACAATGATTTAATATATCTAATAAATAACTTTCATATGTTGATTGATTTTGCAATATTTTGACATCATCAAATATTTTAATTAATTGTAAAAATATTAATAATCCATTTAAACAAGTTGTTGTTATATAAATATTTTTTTCTATACAAAAATGAAATAATATACTTATATAATTGTGTAATTTTTTTTCACTAATGTTGTATACTTCTAATGGTATATGTATATCATTTAATATATCATCTTTATTTAAATGCGAATTATATGATTTATCTAAATAATAATTAAAAAAATCTTTGTGTATGTCATTTTTATCATCTTTTGATATTAAATCATTTATTAATGTATATTCATCATAATCTATATCAAAACAATAAGCATAATCATATACTATTAATTTATCTTTTTTAATTGACCAATTACCATTATGTATATCACCATGACATAAATTATGTAAACAATTATTATTTGTAAAAATGATTAACTTCATTAAATTTTTATATGAATCATATTGTCCTAAACTTTCACTATCAAATATTTCACCTTCTATATATTCCATAATCAATATTTCTTTTGAATATTTATAAATTTTTGGTATTACTATATTTTCTACATGTTTATATAATTCATAAAATTTTTGATTGTAATTATATTCATAATTTAAATCAATTTGATTTTCTAAACATTTAAAAAATATATCAATATCATTTATTGGTAAATAATCTTTATAACTTACAAATTTTGATAATATATTTGTAAATATTTTAAAAATTTTATATTCATATATGACATTTGGATGTAATACTTTTATTGCATATTTTTGATGACTTTGTTTATGTTCACAAACATAAACTTGTCCAGTACTACCACTACCAATTACTCTTAAATTTTCAAAATGATCATAAATTGATGTATCGTATGTATTCCAAAACATTTTTTGTGTATATTTGATATCATGTATCATACATTTATCAAAATAAGTTTTAAAATTTTCATATAATAAAGTATTTGGATATAATAAATCATATGCTGGTAATAACCATTGAATACATTTTATCATCATAAATCCACATCCATCTATACTATTTTTTATACTTTTTATATAATTTATATTGTTTTTTATATCAATATTGTAATATTTTGTATAACTTAATATAGTAAATAATTTTAAATAATTATATAATATTTTAATAGTTTGAAACATTAGTATAGTATTATATATATTGTTTAAATATTTAAAAATTTATAAACATATAATTTATATAAAATGTCATCAAATAATACATGTTTAAAACTTATTAAAGATCTTGTCGTTTTTTATGTTAAAGAGAATTACAATGCTTATTTAACTGAAAAAAATATCAAAACTATTGAAACAAAAGATTTAGACAATGTTATAGATTTATTATATACACAAAAAAAAGAACATTTAAAAGAATTTATTAAAAATTCAATGAAAGAATTATTAAAAGATGAACATCCTGGTGAT